GATAGTTATATATATCGTTTTTTATTGATAATATAAGCAAACACACACCATAGATATATAATATTGTACGATTATATAAGACATATATCTTGTTATAGACGATATATAGCTATTTTAACAATATTTTATGGTGTGTATTGTTGTAGATTAAAGACGATACACACCATAGATATATAAGCTTTAAAATAAGCCAATGGTTGTATGAAGAGACTATATATTGATACACACCTAACAATTATGTTATATCATCATTGTATAAGACATATAACTTATCATCATTTATATAATCAATTTATATCACAAATCTATGGTGTGTATTGATACATACAAACAAAAAATAGATGTGTTCGAATATTATTCGAACACATCTAAGGCACAAGTTATTATGAGTTATTCATCTTTCTCTTCATCTAAGATGGTTAACTCTCCTCGGTAAAGTTTTAGCATCAACTCATCTAAGTAAGTTTTCAAAACTGTTTTAGATTTTTTAGCGGCTAAACGTTTTATGAGGAAAATACTAACCTCTAATTCTTCGTAACCAAATGCACGATTACATTCTTTGATGAATTTTTTAATCAAATCATCTTTAGTTACTCGGACAACTTTTGTTTTTTGTTTGTCAACAATTACTGTTACTTCATCTTCGTCTGAAGTAATTTCATTGCCATGCTCGTCAGATATTACATTGTCATCTGACTCAGTGTTATTGTTAATATCCAAAAGATTATTAACAACATTTTCCAATGATTCTGTAGGAGTTACTGTTATTTGCTCAACTACAACTTTTTTAGATTTACTCATAATAATTTTAATTTTTTAATATTTAATATTTATTGATGGTTATATATATCGTTTTTTCTCGATGATATAAGCTAACACACACCATTATGATAATATTAACATCACACACCAAAGATTAATACAAATATATCGATTATATAAGACATATAGCTTGTTATAGACGATATATAGCTATTTTTACAATATTTTATGGTGTGTATTGTTGTAGATTAAAGACGATACACACCATAGATATATAAGTTTTAAAATAAGCCAATGGTTGTATGAAAGCACTTATATAATAACACACACCATAGATACGTCCATTTATACGATTGTATAAGCTATATGCCTTATCATAGATGATATAATCAATTTATATCATAAATCTATGGTGTGTATTTATATAATTTAAAAATAAAAGTCAGATGATTTTAAATCATCTGACTTCTTTTGTTATAATTCCATTACTTCATTTCCTGAAACCGCATTTTCTCGTACAGCTGCTATCATAGCATCTCTGTCATTAGCATGCTCGATTTTGATTTTCTCTAAAACTTTAGAGTATATCTGTACAAACTCTTTTCCAATTTTAACTTGTACAATCTTACCTTTAGCTTCTCTACCTTCTCGAGGTTTGAAGTATGTAATTGCATAGCGGAGACGGTCTACTAATGTTTGGATAGCTACAAGTTTTTCAACTTCAGATTTTAAAGTTACTTGTAGATATTCATTTTCTAACTGACCTTTCTCTTTCGCTTCAGCATCGATAGCTTTCTTTACTTCAGCTCGAGCAGGTTTAACTTCCCACCACTCTGCAAGTGTAAGCAACAATGGATTGATTTGAAACTCTTCAGGTAGTTGTTTTAAAAGTTCAATACCTTCTTTGATACGAGCTTCTCTCTCAGGACCTTCGAACTTTGAAGATACGAAGTCTTTTGTATGAAAATCTGATGCGGTCATTTTAGCAAGATTTTCATAAGCAAATTGATTTTCAGATTTGCTCTCTTTTTTCGAAGACACATCTTCTACTTTAGCTTTAGTTTCTTTTGACACTTCTGTGAAAACGTCTAAACCATTAGACAATTTTTCGTTTTTGTTTGATTTACTCATAATGTTTGTAATTTTAATTTGTTATTAATTATTGATTGTGTTATTATATATCGTTTATTTTAATTGATATAGGCAATATCGAAAAAATTTTTAAATTTATTTTTATCATCTATATTTATATATCAATTTAATATACAATATATTTATTTGATGGTTATATATATCGTTTTTCGTTGATGATATAGGCAATATCAAAAATAATTTAAATTGTAACACACACCATAGATGTATATGGCTGTATATACATATATTATATAAATGGACCTATATTTTTCTATGGTGTGTATTGTTGTTATTGAACATTGATACACACCATAGAAAAATGATAAAAATTAAGCTATATAGACGAGACAAGCTAATAGCCTTATATAATTGATATATCTATATAACTTTATGGTGTGTAATGTTGTATATAGCTATTTGGTGTGTAAGAAACATCACCGCATAATGGTGTGTATAATTGAATATTAATATTTGGTGTGTATTATAAATTATTAATTTTTGGTGTGTAATAGCTTATATTTCATCAAATAAACGATATATATTATCATCAAACAAATTAAAATTTCAAATATTATGAGTAATAAAATTTTATCAGATTTAAATTGCGAGAAAGTTCGCAAAAACATTTTCGTATCAGATTTTGTTGAGGTTAATGCCTTCAGAGAGTCATTAAACAAAATAATTGTCTGTGCAACTCTCGACAGATATAATGAACCAACAACAGATGAAGAAAAAATTGAGTATGTTTTTGTAAACGTCATAGATGTGTCAGAATTTACATTCGACCAACTCGATACAAAACAATTTAAAATCAAAACTATCAAAACAAATTGTTATCATAAACAATTTTTTAATGATGAAAATTGGGCTGAATTATTAGTTCCAAACTTCTTTACACAGGCTAATCTAATGCAATTTGATACAGCTAAATCTATTGTTGACGAAGTATTGTTGTAGTCGAAATACTCAAGATTCAATCGAATCTTGAGTATTTTTATTATATTATAGACACACACCATAGATATATGGCTATATTACGAATATATAAGATATATGCCTTCAAACAGGCTATATAAGGCCTTTTTAACAGTATTTTATGGTGTGTATTATAGCTCATTTATAACAACACACACCATATATTATTAAATTTGCAAAAAATAAAAAAATCTGAAAGACCGTATTTAAACAATCTTTCAGATTTAAAAAACATAACTAAATTATCTAATCTTCCCAGTTAGTCTCTTTCAAAGTGTCTTCGACAATCTTTTCTTTCTCTTCTTTAGTCATATTCCTAAGCTTTTCGAACATATCATCAATCTTAGCTTTTATGATTGATTTTCTTTCAGATTTATACAAATCTAAAGCTTTTCTGGAAGAATCAACATCTAAAGAAGAAAACCAAACCATTATTGGTTTATCGTCACTATTGATTTTTTCCAAAGCAACATACTCATTTTTAAAATCTATAGCTAAAATGAAGTATTTTATCTTCCAACCTTCTTGTGGTAAACAAGCAACTATCTCTTTACTTCCCAGATAATATTTATCAGCTCCTTTTTTAACATAGAAAAAATAATCTCTATATAATTGAACTTTTTCTCTTACGAAATTTCCATAAGTATCAACAAAGTCATCATGAAACTCCATTTCGTCAAATTTTGAGTAACTTGATTTAGAGTAAGCTTCCCAAAAGTGAATTGGAGTAAAATCATTCTCATAATCTTGAAAATACTCTTTTATATCAAAATCGAAACGACCAGAAAGGTTAAAAGAGTGTTGAAGATGTTCTAACCCTAAATCTTGTGTTAATGTACAATACAGATTTTCTATAAAATCTTCTATTTTCGCAGAATTGTTAATATCATCTACAAAGTGACGAAAATTAGCTTCTATATATCTTCCGATTATTGTAGATATATAAGCTCTCTGGACAGCCGTATCAGAGTTCATAGGAGTGAAAAAATCAGTACGGTCACAACCATAACCTAAAGCGATTTGAACATTAAATTTGTGTTCATTTTTGAGATAATCTGTTATCTCAGGATTACATTCATTATGGTCTTTTTCTGATATATTTTGATTAATACCAGAACTTAACCATTTTTGAAACATTTGTTTTGTGATTTTTTTCATTTTTCGAAATTTTAATATTAATTATTTATGATAAAAAATATCGTTCGATGTATCCAATTATAAGACGATGTTAATTATCTTATTTATATCGGAATTAATCATTTTCTTTATGTTATCGATTGTAATCTTTTGATATTTTGGATAAAAATAATCCCAATTTAATGGAATATCCAAATTACATAATTCACCTTCTTTCTTTTGTTTTATGTAATAAGATAACTTAAAGAATTTACAACTTCTGTCTACATATAGATTGTTTTCTTTTATTACAAATTCTTTGAAATAAACGTCTTTTATTTGGTCTTTATTACCAAACAAATCTGTTATATGATTATTATTTTCGTCTAAAAATGAAACAATCATAATATTAGATATACTTCCGTATAAATTTCTGTAGTATAAACCTACCAAATATAACCCCTTTTTACATTTGATAAGATTATGTGATTTCTTAATGTTGTTGAAAATTTCTGTGCCTGTCATAATTTGTATATTTTTAAATGTTAATATTTACGGTATTTGATACATAACAATTTTAATTTGGCTAATATATCTTTATCAGTAATAACAAAATAATCTTTTGTTTTCTCATTAATTTCAGATAAAGAATAATTACATATTTTTGAAGTAACATACTCCATATCACCTGTGATTTTGTATTTTTCGAATTTTTTATTATTCTCATCATATACTATCATATAACGATAATCATCTCCGAAATACAATAGATTGGTCAACTGTATATTCCAGTTATCCATCAATTTTATTAAACTGAATCTTTTTGTTGTTGTCATAATGTTTCGAAATAAAGTTGTTCTATAATATCTAATGGTAATATGAATATCGGTAATTCTATTAGTTGATTGTTTTTGATACATTCAACAGTAAATTGATTATAATTTACCGATATAATATTGTATATATCATCATTTATCAATTTAAATTGAATATTAGGTATTACTTCAATTATTTTGGTATTTGTCGAATATATAAAATTTACCGTATCTAATACCATATAGATATAGTTGTTAAATTTTTGATGAAATAAAGTTTGAAACTCTTCTGAATTATTAATTTCCAACAATTCTAAAGTATAGTTCAAACAAACCTCATACATATCTAAAACATTCTTTGTTTTCTTGTAATTTTCTCTTATTATATGATGAAAATATAATTTCAAATTACCTTCAGATATGTTTAATAACTTCTCAATATTGATTATATTCTTTTCCATTAAATTTTTTCTCTTTAAATTTCCTGTACATTAAAATAATCAATAAATGTGTCAGTTATATTATCATCAGAAACAATTTGTTCTTTGAAATATTCTGTTTCTCTGATAGATTCTGGTAAAAATTCTTCTCGAATATCTTTCAATTCAGAAGATGTTACTGTTAATGGTATTTCCCTATAAACCGTAGTTGTAATACCAATTGTGATTTGATGTGTTTTTTCTTTCATTTTCTTAAATTTTTAATATTATCATAATTTTTTATATCGTAATAATTAACAGATATAAGCTGAAATAGATAAACCCCAGAAAATAAAATTAATCATTTTCTAGGGTTTATCCAATCTATATGAAAAAATCAGTCCAAAGTCGAATTATAGTACATCAACAACTTCTACTTGAGTAGTGTTAGCATCATTCAAAATACGTTCGTATTTTTCAGATTGACTTAGTGTACCGTCTTCTTTAAGTTCTGCAAGCAATTCAACAGATACATTGTATGAAGTACCATTGATGTTTACAATGCTTGTTTTAACTTTTGATTTCTTAGTTGCTTTGTTAGCTCTGCGAGCATAGAAAGATTTGATGTTATTAAGTGTACTACCTAATTTTACAAAACCAGCTATAGCAGCAAGTTCTTTTTGGAATTCATCATCAATGTAATTTTTGAATTCTTCAGAACCACCGAATGATTCGATAACTTCTTTCTTAACTTCTTTGTTAGCTTCAGTGTCATGCCAGTTTGGAACAAGTTTCAATACTTGTTGGAATTTTTCTGATACAACACCAGCTTCTTTCAATACTTCAATCGCAGCAACCATTCCTGCTACTTCTTCTGTTGTTACAACTTTTTTTGCTTTTTCAGCAACTTCTTCGGTTTTAATTTCTTTTGCCATTTTTGAAAAATTTTAAAATTAATAATTTATATAGTTTCTACCTCAATTGGTTGATAATTCAACAATATATAATCAATCAATTTTTGTCGAGGTTTTTCTGATTTCATTTCTTGTAAACGTTCAACAACACTAACAGGTAACAAATATGATTTACCTCTCAAATTCAACAATTTTTTCTCATTGTTTTTAATTCGTTTTTTGCGAGGTTGAACTATTTTTGATTCATTAATTTTTTCATTTAATTTAATGAACTCTTCTTGATTAAGATTTCTCCAATCTATTTTTGATAATTCAATTTCTACCATAATTTTTAAAATTAAAAGTATAACCCAAAATATTTTAATTTCAGGTTATACTTATAAATATTAAAATTTCAAAGAAAATGTGTAAATCAATATTTTGTTTATAACCTTCGTTTTATTTGATGTTATATAATATCGTTTATAACTATAGACATAGGCAAATAATATAAAAAGATAAAACTTTAGCACAATTTTAGCATTTTATCTATTTCCTCAAAATCAAATCACTTTTAGAGTGGACGAAGGATTGGTAAACGTCTATTGAAATTTTTATATTCAATTAATCTCTGACCATTCATAATCGGAGAATAACCGAATTGTTGTAACTCTCTTGCACCAACTAATTGTTCTTTACCGTCATCTATTGATATAATATCTCGAAATTTATAAAATAACTTATAATATTCTTTATAAAAATGATTATCTATTTGTATCAATTTTTGTAAATCAGGTTTATTACTATATTTATTGATTATATATCTTTCATAATCATTTTTTGATAATAACTCAAATCTGATGGTTCTTAATCTAAGTGGATTGAATTCAGTGAAAACTCTCAAAAGTAATTCGAGTGCTTTCAATCCATTCATATTTAATATGATGGGGTCAACAATCACAAGTATTTTAGATTGAGGGAAACCTGATTTAATCAATTTTTCAATAGCAAAAAACATATATTTTACAGGTGGTGAATTAGGTTCTAATGGTGTTTTAGCAAAACCTGAAATCACAATATGTAAGAATATCTTTGATTTATAAGCAATTACGGTATTTATGAATTTATCATCTAAATATCGAGTTCTTATAATATTCAAATCACTTAAGTTATTAACCCAATCATAAGATATTGTTGGATTATCACCATTTTCAGGGTGATTATAATAACTTATGATTGGGCGTTCTTTGTTTTGAATTGACATAATTATATCAAAGATTTTTGTGTTTTATTTAAAACTATTGATTCTTCGATTTCAAGATTTTTCACCATATTTTCAAATTGTTTGATTAATAGTATAACACTGGTTTCAGTTGTACCCTGAAATCTTACAATAATAAGTTCTATTGGTTCATTTGTAGACACAACACCATTTGTTAATATATCACCATTAATATCATTTGAATATATAACACCATCTGGAGCTTCTAGACTCAACTTAGGTTCGTTTCCAGTTTCTTCAATATATCTATGATTATATCGATTTAACAACATAAAAGCTTTAAACCATAAACGAAAAGCTTTTGATTCATCATAATTTAGATTTTCAATTTTTTCCATATCACTTTAAAATTTATAATTTTCTACTTAAATTTTTTAATACGTTCTATATAAGTTTCGTTAAAATAATTATAAGCAAATTTGGTGAATAATGAATCCATCAAATATACTTTAGACCAATCATTTTTGTTACGATTAGTTCTACCAATTGCTTGTATTGTTTTTTCCAATGTTTGATTGACATACCATTTAGGATATCTCTCCATTTTTGCTTTAACATATTGATTCATTGATGAATAAGGAACTTTCACAAGTATGTTGAAACGGCCATAGTCATCTCGTAAATCCAAACCCTCGTACAACGAAGGACCTACGATAATATATTTTTTGTTATCGTCTGATTTCATCAATTCCATAGCATAATTCTTTTCATCGGGTGTACTATAGAATAAGAATCTTTCTTTAAATTCTCGATTACTGAGCATTGATATTTTTTCTCGTAATCTATTAGTTATATCAAATGTTGCAGTATGAATTATTCCTCTTTCATTTGAATGTAACTTACATATCTTCAAAACATCGATTAAGACATCATCTATGTTTTTCTGAAAATTCTTATAATCCAAAAAACCACTATTAACTAAGTATATAGGTGATTTGGAGAAATCAAAGTCTGAAGCTAATCTGAAAGCAGCATAATCATCATTGGTTAATCCCAACATTTTAGCATAATCATCTATATTGCCAATTGTAGCTGACATATATAAACAAGTGCTTGTATGTTTAATAAAATAATTTTGAATAGCATTCGATTCATCTAAATCTCGAATTATGTGATTATACAAACCTGTAGTTTCGTCATATTCAGATTGAATTAACAAATCTTGTGGTCGAGATGTTAATGATTTGATATATTCCTCAATAAATTCACCATTAATTAATCTTTCAAAGTTATCTGATATTTTATCAATATCTTTTTTAAACAGGTTAAATTGAGATATTATATTATTTTGAATGCAATAATCTTTTAAATTTTTAAGGAATAAATTATATTTCTCAACCAAATCATGCTGAAATGTATTGATAAATTCAATAAAATTTTGAAATGAAATATTCTTCAATCTATATATTATCAATAATTTATTTGAAATTAATTGAATTATTTCGTTCGCAAGTACTGAGTTACCAAAAGATAATTTCATACCATTCAATAAATCAATTATTCTATTTAATTGTAAACGATAACTGTTCAAATCAAAATTGAATAAATCGTTTACAATAGTGGGTAATAAGTGACACTCATCACAAATTGTCAAATTTCTTTGTTGAAAGTTGCCGAAAGGATTTTGTATTGTTGTTAAAAAATAGGCATAATTCATTACAGCAATAGTTGTCAATGATGCTTTATTTCGAGCAACTAAATACGGACAACTTTCGAAACAATTCAACAAAGACATAGATTCAGCTGACATACCCCTACAAAAACGGTTTTTGTATGAATCTGGTTTAATAGGTGTACAAAAATAATTAGCTGTACCTTTTAAAATTGCTAAAGTATCATCACCAAAATTAAACTTTTCTTTATCTGCTTCAATCTGGTCTTGTAAGATTTTAGATGATGTTAACAAATAACTTTGAAAATTTGCTATATTCCATTGATTCATTTCAATCTTCTCCATACAAAAATTAACCATATAACCTATAACGGTTTTACCTGAACCTGTAGGTGCTTCCAATATGATGTGTTTTTTATTTTCTAAATAAATTGCACATAATATTTTATATACGGTATTTATGAGAGTATTTGTTCGTCTGAAATCTGGATTTTCATCTAATACCTCTTTAATTGTATCTATTATTACTTTCGAGTCCATACTGAGTACTGTATATATTTGCCAATTTCCATATTTATTAATGTTGATTTTAAAACATCTTCCAAAACTTCTTCTTTAGTTCCAAAACCAAAATTATAATATAATTCTTTTTCCTTATAATGTTTGACATCAACAATTACCTTATATGATTTTTCATCATATTCTTTAATCTGTACTGTTACAAATTGTAACATATCATAAATATTTTTAACGAAATATGTTTGATTGAAATCTTTGTTGTAAATTAGTAAATCCATCATTTTATTGTAATTTTTTATATTTGGTTATTACTTCTGATATGATATAATTTGGATATTTATTTTCTACAAACATATCAAACAAATCATTCAGAAATTGTCTGAATACTTTATCTCTTGTTAATTTTGAATCGTATGTTTTATATTCTCTATCGTAACCTATAACTGTGTAAAATACCTCATTATTTTCGTTAACAGAAATATCACAGTAAATACATAGTTTAATTAATGATGCAGGTTCTTTCGAAAACAATACAAAACTACACATTTTTGTATTCAAAAGTATATATCTGTTATTGTTGTTCATTGATAAAATATTTTTTAAATTGTTTTTTGGTTATAGGATAATTCAAATAAGATTCGTAACAAACTAATTCTTCATCTTTACTTTTGATTAAGAACTTTTCTCTTTCTGGATTGTATCTTATATCTGGTGATATTCGATATTCATACCAACCATTTTTATTGTTACGATTATTAATATCAATATTTGATATTTTCACACTATTATTGATAACTTCAGATTTGATTATATCATCAAACATATAAACACTATTGATTTGGAAGTGTTCTGACATAAATGAATCGTAATCAAAACGATAATTATATTTAACAAAATCTATTGTAATAGTACAGGTTTTTGAATCAATAAAATATTGATATTCTTTCAATGTTAATCTACCTGAATATGTATCAATAGATATTATGTGATAAATTTTATCTAAATTATTTTGATACCAACTATTAAAGAAATTCAATGATTCTTTAAAATTCTCATATTTTTTGGTTTTAAAATATTGTTTTATTTTCCGTATCATAAGTATTCCAACATAAATTCGTTATCTTTTAATATATTATACAACAAGGGGAATTCTTTTTCTTCAGATAATTCCTGTTGTAAATCATTAGGTGACATACTCATATCAGATAAATATGTTTCACCTGCTGTTGTATATTCTTTTCGAGTAACAGTTAATGAATCTTTTTTAATTTGTGATAATTCTATAAACTCAAAAGACGATTTATCTTCGTTTGTCCATCGTACCGGAATGCAATTACCTGTAAAAAACATATCTTTCGCAGGTATCATTCTATCTAAAGCAATATCTTGTTGAAAATTTCTTAATTGCTGAGGTCTTCTGAGTGCTAAAATCAATTGTTCTGTTGATATAGCTTGTTTGACAGCAAATTTACGAAACTCTACAATTAAATCATTGTTAAAACCTACAGATATTGGTAATATAAACATCAAATTAACATCAGTTTGTTCTTCACCAATAGTTAATAATCGTATTTTTAATGTATCAGAATATGGTACAATCTTATCTCGTAAATTATCATATTCCGATAATTGTTTATTACGAGTTTTTCGCTGCTTATTAACAGAATTCTTTAACATATCAAATAATGTTGTATCTGTTTTTATCTCACCATTTTCTTCGTATGGTAAAACAGAATTCCATTGAATACGACGAATATCTAAGTTTCTATCAAATTGATACCAATCATCACCTCTCGAAACCATTAGTTTATCATCTAAATAAACAAATGATGCTGGTATGAACATATCACCATCTAAAAATATAGGTTCTCCAATGATTGGTTTAGCATACTCATATTCTTTTGTATCATAATTGAAAGATAACATTCCGGTATCTACTAACATCTGTAATTCTTGTAATATAACAGAATCAGACATATTCAATCGTTCAGAAATACCTTCCATTGTACGATTACCTTTAGATATTTCGTTTAGAATATTAGCTTCAATAGATGATTGAACATAATTTTTCTTCTCTAATAAATTGTGTAATATCATTTTCTTTTGTTTAATTTTTAATTTACAAATTTATATATCGTTTTTACAGTCAAATATAGATTGAAATTTCTATCTCCATTAAATATGTTCGTAATCTTTATATAACATAATTTTGATGTTATACTTTCGAGCTTTATTCATTTTCGAAGATGAACTGTTTAAATCATCAGTAAACAATATATTGGTAGTTTTAGTTAATGATAAATGATTTGAGTTTGGATATTTTTCAGACATCTTTTGTACAAATTCTGCTTTGTTTTTGAAGAGATTTGATGGTGGATTTCCAGTCATTTCATAAGTCAATGTATTTTCATTGATAATAACCGGTTTAATTACTGTAACACCATATTCTTTCAATCTTTTTATAGATTCTTGTATTTTACGAAAACCTTCTCCCTGACAAACATTTTGTAATACAGATTTATTCATACCTGTTGTATCCATATCTTGTTTGGTTATAATATTTGCACATCTTCTAGATAAAACATCACCACAATCTTTAAATTGCATCATATATATCAATTTATCGAGAGTTAACTTTTTGATATTGTATACTTCGGAGAATTTACTATAATTAGATGAATCAACTCCTAAATATTCAATAACATCAGCTTTCTTTTGATTATTAAATATTTCGATAATATCATTATTGAATATATCATTACCTAAATTTGATGCTATTGTATCACCTATACCTTGTATTCCTAATGAAATCAAACCTCTTGTGAATTTGTAATTATCAGTAATCTCTATATCATTACTATCTGTTGTAAATATATGTTTACCATCTAATTTGATATTTTCAGGTAATTTGTAATCTAATGATGGTTTAATGGTTTTGACAACTTTCGGTATAATATCATTTCCCTTAGTTATATTGATAATACTTCCGATACCGCATTTAAATTCTTTTAATTTATGATAAGAATATGCAGATACGAATTCTATTGTACTGCCATCAATAAATACAGGTTTTACTTTTAAAACAGGTGTATATTTACCAGATTTCTTTATAGTCCATTCAATATCTACTACTTCTGTTTGTACAATAGATGCAGGAAATTTTAAAGCAATGAAGTTATTTGGATACTGTGAATTTTCAGCTGTTAATTGTTGTTCACTAACTATTGATGTAAATACAATACCATCAATCATATACGGATAATCATCAGATTTAAAATAATTATAGTATCTATTCCACATATTTTGTATATCTTGTTCAGATAAATCAAGATACATTTTATTAAACAGTTGATTGGTACCATCTGTATAATAAAGGAAATTTAAATCATCTGGATTTTCTTTTAATACACCAACAACAGCATTACGAGGATTTGCATATTTATCGGCATATTTATCTTTAAATATATTTTTCGCTAATAATAACTCACCATGAATTGTACCAATTTGTTTATCTTCCATATATCTGAAAGCTTTTTGTATATCTCTATTATTATACAATATCTTCGTAACATCTTGTCCACCTCTGGTTAATATTTGTGTAGATATTAATGTTTTTGTTATTTTCAAAGATATACCGTCAAACTTAGGACACCAGTATACTCTATTTCTGAAAGTATCAGATTTATGTAGGTTTGATATGTTCAATAGTCTTCTAACAATATTATGACAGTTCTTTACTGTTTGTAAAGCATTTTCATTATCTGTTGATTTAATCTTTTCAATAGATAATTGAAGAGATTTATTATCCTGTTTTTCAATGATTTTAAATTTACCATCATTAACATTATCATATTGTTTTTGATATTTTTGTTTAATTGTTGTATCGAAATTATCATAAATATCGAAAAACTCTTGTTCCAAATTATCATAATCTTCATCTGATAATTTGGAATCTTTTGTTAAATCGTAATATTCCTCAGAATATCGTTTTAAATCATCATATATTTGTAAAAATTTTGTTTCCATTATTTGTTTAATTTTATAAATTTGATAATACACCTAATAATATTGATAGAATATGCAATCAATAAATATTTAGATGTATATTTTACTGTGTATGTTATGTTTTTATTTGAACCTGATATTTGTGTGATATATTCCATTGTAGAATATCTGAAATAAACTTTTAGACTCATAACTATTTTGTTATATTGTAACCCGTAAATTCTGCGATTTTATAATCATTCAATTCTCTTACAACAACATCTTGTTTCTTGAATAATCTGTAATCATTTTTAATTTTGATTATTTCGGAATATTTCAATTCTCTGTTATAAATCCAAAATACTTTCATTAAATTTTCAGATGATTCAAGATATATACCATAATATCTTATTTTATCTGTATCTTTTCTAATAAACATTAAAATCTTTATAATAATTACCAATAATGTAATAATAAATCCAAAAATACTAATTATTGTCATTTTGTCCATTTTTCTCTTCGTAAATTTTATACCAATTTTCTTTCAATTTGATAAAATCGGCATCAGTTAATAATAAAAAATCAAAAATACCTTGAATATCATTTAAACTCAATGATTCCATAATAGAATCGATTAAATTTAATGTGATTAATGTTGATGTTTCAGATTGATAAAAGAAAGAATATTCTTCATCATCTTCGAATAATTTAATACCAAAATAACAATCAATCAATCTATTTTGTCTATATTCATTGATTGTTTTGTTTAATTTCTGATAATTTTTGTTTACAGAAAATAATGTTAAATCATCTAAATCAACTTTTTCAGCAATTAACAAATTACCAACAATAGTCTCATCAAAAAAGACATAAAATTTATCTTTTCGTCCAATGTATCTTCTTTTCGGATACATTGGAACAGATATTTGATTGTTAAATTTTGTGGCCATTTGTTAATGATTTTAATGTAAGCACTAATTTTAATTTGGAATAATCATTTAAATCATCAAATGATATTGTATTGATAGTTTTCGAAATATTCATTTGATTATGTGAAAATTGACAATATATCTGATAATCTCTGCTAATTGCGAAACATAATGCTTGAATCTGATAATATTTTATATCTTTTTTGCCAAGTTGGTCTATAACTTTATTGGAAGATTCTTGACATAATTCAACAATATATTTAGATTCCAAAATATTTGTACTTTCATTATGTATCAATTCATTCTTATCTGTAATATAATACGAAAATAATGGATATGATTTATCTTCTATTGATTTCGGTAAATTACCATTCAAATAATTAACATATTGTTTGAATGCCTCATTAATATCAGATGTATAGAATAATCCTTTTTCATCTGAATAATTTTCTCTCTGAAATAAAACGTTAAATCTCATATTAGTATTTTTTGATTTTAAGTACTTTGTTTTCTTTTTGATTCTTAAGTATCTCGATTACTTTACATTGTTCTGATTTAGTTAAATCATTAAAATTCATTGTTTTGAAATTAACCTTATTATGAATGATTTCATTAATAACACCTATTAATGGATAATTATTAAATATTCCAATTAATAGTTTATCATTCGATATTTGAAAATTTAATAATTCATAATAATTTGTAATATCAATTTTTAACAAATTATTTTCTTCATCTAAAATAAAATTAACACATAAATAATCGTACTTTTCACACAAACTATGAAACAAATATTTGTGTATGTTTCTAATATCTTTAGGACTTTCTTTCAAATTCATAATCTAAACCTTTTAAGTGAATACCACCAGCATGTTTGTGACCTCCATCATTTTCTTGTCCATATTCTTTAATAAAGTCAATTGCCGTAACCTGATTACTTTCGATTTCATTTCCCATAATATCATACATTGGATATGTTCTTACTGAAAATGGCATCAATTCATTTCCCGTAAAACAATTAGGTAATGAATATTCATCAGATTTACTCATAAATAAAAATACGGTATTTCGATATATATCTTGATTTTTCTTATCTTTGCGACTTTCGATTACAGCTAACTGAAAGAATGCGGTAGGATACATATCATAAATCAATACTATAGAGTATTTACCATCTTTTGTTTTATAATTATATCTTTCATTAAATTTGATAGCATCTAATGCTTTGTAAAATTCTTTGTTGATATTATCATAAAAAGCAAAGTAATCAGCAGATGTGTAATTTACTGGTTTCCTTATATTTTTGTCATCTAAAAAACTATCACATAATTCTTCAATGATGTTTGCTTCTCTTAAATAAGATGCTTTGAAGAATTTTGATACATAATGATTAGTATAAAGAATTTTGAATTGTTCACCTTCAGAAGGATTATGAATCCAATTCCAAGTATCATATTCTGATATTTTATTGATGATATTTAACAAGAATTTATTGATTGGTTTGAAAGAAAATTCATGTTCATAAAATAATCGACAACCAGATTTTGTTTTATCATCACTATCAATAATAACAATATTAGCACAATTAATTGTTGATTTTCTTATTTTATCCAATTTATCTTTGTGATGGTCTATGATACAAATATGATTGAACCAACTACCATATTTTTCTAACCAATCAATAGGTGGAGTAACATCGATAAAATATATGTTAAAATATTCATGAAGTATTTCAGGATTATCTATCCAATCAATACCTTTTGTTTCATAATTATAACCAACTATCTTATCATTTTGTTTATCCATAACCAATCTAGCTAAACACATCGAAATAAAACCATCTGAATCTTTATCATTACAGATAAATAATGATTTTATTTTAAATCCGGTATTACCATTTGATAATTGAGAATAACCAGATAATCTACAATAAGGTTCTATCAATCCATTTTCATCGGTTGAAGTTCTACCCATATAATATCCTGCAGCGGATTTTAGTTGTTTTATTTTTGATAATTTCATATTTGTTATGTTTTTAATTTAACTCCTTTAATAAATCGTTTATTTCATTTATTCTGAAATTTACATCATCAATTTTTTCTTGAATATGCCAATATTCGTCATCTTCTTCAGGGTCATACATTCCCTGTTTAAATTCTAAATCTGTTAATTTATCATCTAATTGATAAAGTTCAGAATACAATTCTCCTTGTGTTTTTTGATTTGACTTTTCCATATTATTGTGTATTTTAAATTAATATAATAAATAATATCGTAAAAGCCGTTCAAGTATAAGTTGAACGGCTTCCACAATAAATAAACAATATTAAAAATACATAAAATATGAGTAAAGCTTCATAGTTAATAATTTAATGGTACAAATATCTTTTCCCAAATTATCTGCATCGGTACTTCCATTTCTCTCAAAGTTGATAGACTCATATCAAATTTAACAACTTTTTTACCATTATGTAATAACATACCATCTGATTTTAATGAATATTGATTTGGTATTTCCATCTCTAAGAAGGTTAATAAATCAAGAATAGTTGGTTCTAAATCATATCTCAAACAATATGCTAATTCTTCTTTATAACCATTTAATATTGATTCATCATAAAATTCACCTTCTTCAAATTCATCAATAGCTATTTTTAATTGGTCGATTTCTTTTCTTGCTTTTATTAATCGAGGCACTTTATCAATTAAAATATTAATAATCAATTCTTCCATAATTAACACAAATAATTTATTATATTTAATAATGATTCAACAGTTAAATCTTTTAATTCTGTTGTTGAATTTATACTATTTATTTTTGTACCTATTAATCGTTTTACTTCAAACGGTTTATCAGTTTCTTTTTCTTTTAAACAAATCGGATAAATATCATCATAATCGTAATTTACCTTAATTGAGAATTCATCAAAATTAGATATTAGATTTAACACATCATTTTTGATTCTATCATATTCCTGATTGAATTCTTCCAAATTAAGTAATTCTTTTATATGATATTTATCAATGAAGATTCTATCAATATCTACATTAATGGTGAAATTACCATCATAAGCTTCCTGATTTGATATTTGATTAAGTAAATCATCTTCCTCTTTTAACAGAAGTAATTCGAAATCACAATTATAACCAATAATCTTGTATATATCAAAATCATCTATTTCAGAATAATTTACAAATTTTACACAATCATTATCAGGTAATATTGTTACTGCTTTATCAGTACATTTTTCTCTGAAAGTGAATATCAAATCTTCGACAAATTCAGCCCAATAATCTTCTTTTAATTTCTCTAATTCTTGTCTATATTTGTTTGTGTTAATTATTTTTTTCATCTTTTTCGAATGTTATCAATTTTATCGGTAATATATTACCAACATTTATACCAATTATTATTAAACATAAATTTCTAAACCAATTAACTACTACTTGTAATGACCCTATTTTAGTTCTGATAAAATTACTTATATCATCACCAAACCAATCTTCTTTATATCCCCAATATAAGAGTATCAGAAGAAAACCAAAACAATATAAGGTTGTTATTAATGTCCAAGAAAAACTAATCCAGAAGTCTTTTGTTATTTTCATATTAATATTTTTTCGTTAAATATTCCAATATGTTAATTAATTCGACAATATTAACATATTCAATTGTATCTGTACTATTGCTGTTTCTGAAATGTACAAGATAATACTTTGGATTTGATATTTCTATGTATTCTACTGATTTAGATATATCTGAAGGTATCGATAAAACATCAATATCAGATAAATTTTCTTTGATAAATTTGGTTAATTCATCAATAACTTCATCTTTCAGATTTTCACTGTCTTCAACAAGTTTATCAAGTGATTCACTGTCTTTAACATATTCATCTGCCATATCCCATAAATCATTATCATTTAAATTATCCAATTCTTTTATGATTAATGATTTCAAAGATGAATTAATTTCTTTAATTCTGTTTTTGTAATTTATCATAGTACTCTAATATTTGTTTAAATTTGTTGTTATCGTTTTTAATTGTTAATTCACCAAATATATAATAATCTAAAGTTTCATTATAAATAAATGACAAATCAAGTCCATATTCAGATTTCATATTTTCTGTCAGAAATTTATAATCATAATGATTTAGATGTATATTTCTGAAAAATTTAGGTAATGGTTTCTTCATTACTTGATAATATTCGAAATCTCTATAACTCTTAAAATTAAATATTTTCAGTAAATATCTAATTCCTTTTATTCCCTTAGCTATTTCATTTCTACTAATCATTTCATTCTTAATATTGTTTTTGTAATATAATATATCGTAAATATTCCCAAATATAGGTAATATAGGTGTTTTGAATTGAATCTGTTTTGATTCATCTTTCGAGAAAATATCCTTAGTATCCATAACCGAGTTTTAATCATTAACTTTCATCTATCGAGAATATATCCTTAGTATCCATAACCGAGTTTTAATCATTAACTTTCATCTACCGAGAATATATCCTTAATTAACATAACCGACCAGATAGCTTCTGATTTATGAACTTACATAATGTCGCTATATCAATTTATAGCATAGCGAAATATTGGTTAAAAGCTACCATATACATTTATTGAAAGATACTTATTCAGGAGTAATCTGATTTATGAACTTACACAATGTCGCAATATCAAAATATAGCATAGCGAAATATTGGTTAAAGCTGCCTATATAACTTAATGGAGGAGATTTGTTCGAATCACATTAAGTGTGGTATAAATTTTTAATGATTTTTGTCCTAATATAACCCTATATTGAAAATTAACCAAATTAATCAATTTTTGGGATATATTATCACCAAACTTAACATATTTTAGCAGATAAAGTCATTTTTGGTGCGTTTTTAACATATTTTAACTCATTTAAGCAAAAACTGTGTAGATTTTATACAAAAAGAAAACACCATTTATAATTAAATAAACGGTGTTTCCAAAAACCACAAAATCAATAAATTATTACGATATGTATTTAGCTGTATTTGTTGATGAATCTTTAATTACTTCATAGCTGAAGGTTTCAAATAAATTATCAATAACATGGTCAACGATGAAAATTGATTTGTTTCTAAATTTCGATAATAGATTACTCAATTCTGATTGATAATTTATAACATCTTGTTGATTAGATAATTCTTTACCAGAATTTAATTGACCAGATATTTCATCAATAAATATATGACTAATATTGTTTTTTATATTTAATTCATGAATCGCATAAACCAAACTTAATCCGAGAAAAGCATTTTGCATACCAGATGATAACAAAACAGGTCTGTAAACAATATTACCATTTTCTATTACAGTCATATATAAATCACCTGAACTATGCCAATATAATTTAAACGGCATATCTTCGAGTAATTCATTCAATACATTATTGATAAACTGTTGATAATATAAAAAGATAGCTTCAGGAAATTTATCTTCTACAAGTGCTTTGTATATAGTGAATACTGTATTTTTACGTTTATATTCATCATATTCTTTTAACACCTGATTTAATTGCTCAACCTTATTTTGATTGTACAATAAATTTGTTTTAGATTTCTCGTATTTTTCTAATAACTGTTGTAACTCGAATTTATTTTTCTGTAATTCTTCCTGATATATCTTTTTCTTATTTGTATAGGTTTCGAATTTATCCCTTAATCTTTCAGCTGCTTCAATTTCTTTCTTTATTGATTCAATTCTCATCAATAAATCAATTCTCTTTTCATACATATTATTATGATTTATTGCTTCTTGAATCTCTTCTGAATTCTTACGTTCCTTTGAAATCAGTACAGATATTTTGTTATCTTTTTCTGTTATTGCATTATTGTATTCTGATTTCTTGGTTTCTTTTATTTCAGATAACTTTTGATATTTAACTTCCAAATCTTCATTTAATGATTTAGGTATATCTAAAACTTTTAGATTCATCTCATTCTTCACAGTTGATAATGAATTATTTGTAGATTTAAATATATCTGTTAATTCACTGATTGCTTTTGATTTGTTTTTATTCAGATTTTCAATAACTAATTTATGTTTATCAATCTCTTCTTGTTTAAGTTTCTTTTGATTATTTAAATCAGTTATCTTCTGATTCAATTCTTCCGTATGAGTAATATCAACATCAAATGGTCTTTTACAAGATTGACATATACCTGAATCTAATTCATTCTTTATTTTCTGTATTTCAATATCAACATAGTATATTTCGGTATTTAATTTACTTATGATATTGTTGGTATCATTTATTTTATTAGAAAAATATTTTTCTGAATCATTAATTTGTGTACGAATATTATTGATTGTATTTTCATATTCAGCTATCTTTGTATTATATTCTTCAGTAATTGATTTCTGATATTCTTTTATCCTATCAGATTTAACTACATCTAATTTTTCAATAGCTATTTGATACTTTTCTTGAAATGCAGCATAATCATCTTGTATGGTATTGAAATCCAAATCAATCAATTTACGTTCATTATCTATATTTATCTTTTCAGGTATAGATTTTTGTTCAGTATAATTAGATAATTCTGTAAATGATAATTCTAATGATTCCAATGATTCCTTATTTAATTCAATTACAGTAGGATTATAACCTAATGAAATCAAATCATTATTGATTCGCTCTAAATCTTTTTCATTATCAACAATAACCTTCTCATAATTTAATTTATCTGTTTCGAAAGTTAATTGTGCTTGTTTTAAATCATTAACAGTATTTACAAAATTATTCAATTCAATCTTCGTATCAGTATAATTGATTTTTGGTTTTACAATATTTAATGATTCTTTTACATTTGGAAGATTATTTTTCAGTAATGATAAATAATTTATACCCAAATAATATAACATTAAATCTTTTAATTCAGAACCTGTTGTATTAAGTATTTTACTGAGTTTGTCTGAATTGAGAATCACTATATTATTGATAGTATTTCCAAACCATTCATTTAATAGATTTTCAATTACATCAATATTTGTTATCTCTTTATCAGCAGATTTAATAACTACATCAGATTTAACAGTAGATACATATTCTTTCCAATTAATAGATACCTTCTGTTCATCAGTAACATTATTTTTCCATATACGTTCATTTGTACGAATTATTTCAATATCTTTATGATTAATCTTAAATTTGAGTTTAACGATTTGTTTATCAATTTCAGGTTTACTATCATTGAACAATAATAAAGCATTCTTAACTTTTTGATTCTTACTTAAACCATCGAAAACATTACCGGTAATAACATACTTAATCATATTGTATAGAGTTGTTTTACCGATACCGTTAGTACCTTTGATTCGAGTTAGTCCCGGAATATCTAAGTTTATCTTATTTTCACCAAGTCCCATAAAGTTGTTAGTGTAAATAGATAACAATTGAATATCGTAATATTTATTACTATGTAAATCTATGATATTTCTATATTCAGATTTGAAAAGATTTATAATTTCAGATTTAATATCATCATTTAAATCTACATTATTAACTGTATCAATTTGTGCTTCAAATAACTTTTGAATTTGTAAATCTGTTAAATGGATAGGTTTTAATGATTCCAATTCATCTGTTAATATTGAATCAGATGTATTTATGTTTGATTCGTCACTATCAGATTCTCCAATAACTTCTAAAACCTTCTGTATCTTTTCAATTGCTTCTTCTGATTCAATTTGCATACCAGAATATTTTACATCAATATTTGATTCCTGATTATTTAATATTGATTTAAAGAATTCTTGTATTTTATTTGTCAATACAGATTCAACCTGACGATAATAATACAACAATTTTATAACTATTGTATTTTCAACAACATTATATTTTGAAGGTAAAATAGCTTCGATTGTATTCTTATTGGAAACCAACATATCCATTATTTCAGCAATGGTATATGTTTCTTTAATATCAATAGTTACATAATTACGAAAATTAATTAATGATTCTTTTTTATCGAGAATTAATTTATGAATATTGGTATCGATTTTATAGATATTAATGAATTTTTCAGATGTTGTTTCATCAAACTTAATCTGATTGTTTTTCAGAATCTTTATATATTCACCTTCACCTGCATTAACTTGTTGTGTACTACCACAATAAAAGAAGTAGTTATCATAATTGTAGTTTTCATGAATATCACCAGCAATTACATAATCACAACCATCATTCTTAAATGTATCGATCGATAATTTTTTGTTAAGTATATCTTGTCTAACAGGTAATTTCTTTTCATTAGCATATTCTTTCAATATATCATGATAAATACCTATATATGTTGAATTAGAATCTTTATCAAATGGTTGTAATTTCATACCATCTCTCAAACAGTAACCAACATATTTTATATTTTGATGAATTTTTGATTGATAGATACCAGATTTATTGATATATATAAATTTGTTCGAATAATCTTCATTTAGAGAATTCAACATATTTATGAATGTATCAAATACTGTTATATCTGTTTCACCTTCTTGTTGGAGAGATTTCTTCAGTATCAAATCATGATTACCTTCCATAAACACTACTTCATCTAAAGTATCAATATTAAGTAAATCAACCAAAAATTGATATACCAATTTAACTTCAGCATTAGTTTGTGGTGTTACATCAAATATATCACCTGCAATTATTAATGAATCGATACCATAATGTCTATCACTTACAATATTGATTATATCTTGAAACATTCTTTGCTGAGGTAATTCAGATTTTTTAAGATTCAAATGTAAGTCAGCAATATGAGCTATCTTAAATTGTTTAAAAATATTATTTTCCATTATTTGTTATGTTTAAAATTTTCAGTGTAGGTTTTACAGTTAAAATTCTGTTATCTCTATTATCACCAATAAAAATACCAGTATCGAAGTATCTATAAATTGTCGTATTAAAACTTACTTTCAATATCGTAGAATATTCACCATATTCAATATCCATTATTTCACCGATAACATCATCTCCAAAGAAAATATCATCAATTACTTTTTGACCGATTTTAAATTTATTTTCCATTATTACACATATTTAAAATTTAATATAATAAAATATCGGAAACATACAATAATTATAGATTGATTGTACATTTCCGATATACTTTTGAATTTAATAATTAATCGTTTTCAGGTGTAAATTTACTATTTTGAACAATCAGGAAACCATCGAAATCTTCCTTGTACATATTAAATATGGCTTCAAAATATTTAAATTTATGACCTGTAGAAGTTATGAAACCATCATCTTCTATATCTTTTAGTTCACCTATGATATAATTTGAATCATCATAATCATAGAATTTGCCCCAGTGACTGATATAATCAGATATATCTTTTCTTTTAATCTTCATACTCTAAAAATTCTCTCAATTCTTTGTAAAGATTTCGTTTACTTCCATAAACTATTTTATTATCTTCATCAGTTACATTGTTAACACAATAATCAATGGTTTTAGCAGTATCATGATTAACTGTGTTAACAAATTTAAACGGATTCTCTTCAAATAAATCCATTGCTTGTTCATAATTTTCAGCTTCTACTTCAGCCACATAATTGTTGTGAATAACATGTTCGAAATTAATTGTAAACTTTTTCATACTATTTTAATTTAATTTTTGTTTTCCAATAATAATTTATTTAGTTCAATTTCCAATTTTTTAATTTCACTATCTTTATTATCTTTTAATATTCGAATTTTGTTTCTAAGAATTTCAATTTTATCTTGTTTTTCTTTTCCTTCCAAAACTCGTATGATTTCATCATATACTTTATTTATGTGTCTATCACCTTTTGCAGATAATATTTTATCATTTTCAGGTAGATATACATCTTTTGTTCGAAAATAAACATTACTTGTATTTATACCAACTTGAATTTCAAATTCTTTCCAATCTTCATAAAATCTTATTATATAAATATTGAAATGAATATTTTTCGATACATTAGTGATACAATATCTACCATTTAAAAGATGATTTACAATTCTTTGTTTGTATTCATCTAATATTTTATTTAATGATATGTTGGATTCTTCAGATTTTTCAAGTGTACTTTCAAATATATAATCATCTTTTATATATTGTCCCTTAAATGTATATTTGAAATCCAATCCTTCATATCTGACAACAATATACGTATTGCAAATATTTGTAATAATACCTTCTTTAACTTCTGGAAAATATGTTTTATCAAAAACTATATCACCTTTTTTGAATTCCTTATTAAATTCGCTCTTAAATTCGTTTTCCATAATCATAAATATTATCAATTACTTTTATTTCTGAATGTTCAAAGTCTACCCAACTGAAATCAGTTAGAGATATTTTACCATTTTTATTTTCAGATTGCTTTTGAAACTTACCTTCCTTGCTATTGTATATAACAAGAAAATCTACGGTTATATCTCCAACTTTCTGTCGAATTATATCACCTTCGTAAATTTCCTTTCCAGATGAATCATACATACCTGTAAATTGTCCAATACTTTCAATAGCTACTGTTGAATCAGTTCGTATGGTTTCTAAATTCTTATAACTTTGAATTTTATCATAATCTATTAAATAACCATATATCCAACGATTTACTTCTAAATCAGTAGTAAATCCCCTAAATTTCATTATCCTCATAATAAACAGTTATTATATTTTTCAAATTTTCAAATTCATCATCAGATAATGGTTCAAAATACTCATAATCTATGTTTTTATCTTCAAATGGATAGAAGTATTTTAATCCTTCTGATGTTTCCCTGAAATCTTTCAATACTCCAATAAATTCTATTTTATCTTTTGAATTACCAAATTTACCCCATTTATCGATATATTTTGTATAATCAATTTGCAATTCTTGTGTGAAATTTTCATCAAGATTATATTCTTTTGTTGCCAATGTTGGATTGACTGCTCTTGTATGAACATATCTATGCTCCAGAATTATTAATCGTCCAGTTAAATCGTAATAAACAGAATTTTTAAGTCTTTCAAAATTAACAACAAGATATTTTTCACTATTTGGAGTTTGGTTTATTTGTACAACTGTACCAAACTTGAATATGTAATCAAATACTTTTTGATTTACATAAAATTCTACTTTTTCTTCTGTTTCCATAAATTATTTTTATTATCTCTGTAAATTTCAACTATAAAACCTATGATAACCCATAAATTCAATACTGGTATGAGTGAAAATTTTATGAAAAATATTAAATCTTCCCTGTAATCATCAAAATAATAAGGGTCAACTTTTTTCACATACAAATAAAAGAACGAAAATGTAAATACCAAACATATTAATGTGGTTATCAAATATATGTAGATTAATGTGAACACCATTTTTCTTTGTATATTTCAATTAATTTTTGTAATAGTTTTTCTCTTCCAAAATGATAATCATAAAATCTTTCAACTAATAAGGGTGAATCTTCATCAACCCATATTTCGTAGATATATAATGGTTTATCATAATTATTTTCTTCATAAGGTTCATCAAATACTAATCTATAAGCAAAATAGAAACCATATTTTCTGAACCAATCAAATGCTAATTCATAATCTGGAATACTAATCAAATCAGGCAATTTATCACTATTTTTGAATTCGAAATCAATAAATAATGATTCTTCTTTATCTGATGAATTTTTTATACCAGAACCTTTATGATACACTAATAAACATTTTTCATCAAAACCTATTTCTTTCAACTGTTTAGATAAATAAATAGGTACTAATGATTTTACGAAATTATTTGTTTTCATACGGCAACATCTGCTTTAATTTGTGAATAATGTTCTTTTGGTGAATAATTTTTCAAACGGAATAAATCAAAGTTTTCAAGACAAATAGCATTTAAAAAGTTATCTAATTCTTTTTGAGTTATTTCTCGTTTCAAATTATCTTCATTTAAAAAATCAAATGATGATATTAATGGATAATTATATTCAATTTGTGGTAAAGTTTCAGGTTTCTTAATATCAGCGAGATTTTTATATTCATCTGTTACTTTTTCACCTACAACTGTCAGATAATTATCATTATGTACTTTTATTTGGTGTAAATGATTCTTGTAAAGATGCCAATCATTAAAAGTACAATGAACAATTCTTGGTTTATATCCTGTCATTATACTTACGAAATGGAGCATAAACGAAAATAACAGAAAATCGTATGGTACACCTAAAAATATATCTGCTGACCTTTGATTAACATGCAAATCGAGGTATCTTACACAATTATGTTCAAAACTGGTGAAATGATACAGAAAATGACAGCAAGCCAAAGATTGTTCGTTCAAATCACTACCGTTCCAAAGACTAATCAAAGCTCTTCTGGAATCTGGATTAGTTCTTAATTCATTAATAACATAAAGTAACTGGTCGAATTTCTTTTGATTATCAAAACATCTCATTTGATGTCCGTAAATTTTACCAAATTCTCCTGTTTCTTTATTAACCCAACTATCCCAGTAATTTACTCCATTATCTTTAAGGAACTTCAAATCTGTACGACCTAAAAGTATCCACATAAATTCTACGAAAGCTGTTTTGAAACCAATTTGTTTACCTCTCATTATTGGAAATGAATAATGACAATGTAAATCTATGGTACAATTTTGTGTTCGTAATGTATTGATACCTGTTCTATTTCCAGATTCTATACCAAATGATGCAGTTGTTATAGCTTTTTTGAGATATTGATGTTCGAAATCAAGTTGAGAATCAATTTCATACAACATTTCCAAATCTCTTATTTCATAACCTTCTCGATGAGTATCTAAAATATCTTTCTTCTCGTAATCTTTTTGTAATTCACATATTTTGGACCAATCAAAATCTGGATTAATCCAATAACTTATTTTATCTATATAATCTGCCATTGATTTATGTATTATATTTTTATTAACAATTTATTATATCGTAAAAATAATCAGATATAGATTGAATTATAAATTTGTAGATATATCTGTAACCTTCCAATAACTACCATGTTTGTCTTGTCGGAATCCCATATTTCTTTTCTGAATCTCTAATGAATCTCGTAATATCTGTTTCTCTCGAATATAAGGGAATCTTTTGTTTTCACCTTTATAAAGCGGTGATTTAACATCGTAACCACCAATAACATAAACAGGTTCCTTAATTTTTATGTATTGAGTATCACCATTAGTTTTATAAAGATATTCTGTCTGCATGTGTAGTTTTTTGGTTTTATCAATGTATCTTTGAATATTTGCATCTACAGGTATTGTATACTTCATATAATGATTCACTGTTTGTTGTTGATTTAAATCTATAAATTCTACAACATCATCACTTAAACCAAATAAATAATAACCTTTATTTATCAAATAGTCTGCGGCATTAAATTTAGATAATGTTCGTTCATGTGAATATATCTCTTTTCCTTTGAACATAAATGATTCCTTGATTTTAACCATACGAAATATACCTGAGAATGTTATTTTTGAAACAGTACCATTTGCAGATGATTTATCTGGTCTTTTCAATAATACAGTATCTCGATATTCTTTTTCTAACAGACCTAATAAGATACCTTTCAAAATATTTTTATCATAATCATAAACTAACGGTTGCTGATATTTAGCCCAATTAATTTGTTCTCTTATAGATTTAACGAGATATTCTTCAGCCATAAAACATTCATAACTATTACTCAAATAGTCTTTGGTTATCCTACCTTCAGGAGTTTTACTTACTTTCATATTAAATCTTTCTGAAAATATGTAAAATTCATTGGTATAAACATATATCGCAAATTTATCGTCATCAAAATCAAATACATTCATTAGGCATTTATATAATGATTGATACAATTTATGTTGTATATCATTGATTTCTTCGATATATCTATGAACTGATTGAAGTTGAGGTTTTGTCACTGACATGGTTAATCTTGTCATTTTACGACATATTTGACCTAATTTATCATTTGGTGTTCTTTCATTATACCATACTGTTCTAAAACCATTTACATTCAATCTTAATGCGTTCAGTTCATTAAATATCTTAAAATTAGGGTGTTTATATAATCTATCCCAATTTTTCTGTATCACAGAAGTTATACCTTCTTCTCTGTCTTCATCTGTTATTTCTTCCAGATAACCTTCAGGTAACGAATAACCATAAGTTAATTCCCTTACTGTAGTATTATTTGGATTAATCATAGCAGCACAATATAATTGAGTAGGTGTCATCTCAATTTCTTGTATAACTTTGTCAAATACCGATTCATCATCATATTCATCTTCATCATCTTCTAACATAACATACTTTTCAAAAACCATCAGAGCATAATTCAAAATTCGGTTATAATGTTTCATATTACATAACAGAAGTTGTTCGAAACTGTTAAAAACATGATTTAATTCACCATTTTTAAACCATTCTAATTCTTGTTGAGTTACTTTTGATTTTATAAATCTACGAACTCTAACATATTTCATATCTTCAAATAATAAAGGTTCATTAGATAAAAGTGAACTCCAACGAAAATCAAATCTTTTATTCTTTTGAAGATTCTTTGTCAGTATTTTCTTCATCTCTTCATAAGTAACAACATTTTTTGGTAAATCTTGTTGTCTTATTTCTGTAGATATTGATTTCAATTCTTTTAATTTGTCAACAGATGATTTTGATGAATCATTATAAACAGAATCAATAACTGTTTTATTTACTGAAGGATATTTGGTTGCTATCATAATTATAAATTAGTATTTTAAATTATCAAAAATTTTGTTCTTCTATTTTCTTTGTATGTTTTTTCTTACTGATACCTCTACTTGTATGGAGTTTTTGAGTTACATTGAACATATTGGTAATCATCGTATCAACTGTTTGTTTATTGACTAATTCAGATGAGTTCTGTTCCGGTAATACAATATAATCAAAACGTATACCAGATTTAGATGTATTCTTTTCAGCAAGATTACTCATCAAATCTAACAAGGAATCTTTAATTTTATCAAAAGCATACTTAGTGTTTATTTTAACACCAATTAATTCGATATAATTATATGTCCAATTTTCTACAGTTGATTTAAATGTATCATACGGTATTCTTTTATTTTTGTCAAGTTCAAATTGGTCAAGAAAAACGTATATATCTTCAATGATTTTAATTACAGGTTCGGATAATTGTGCATTATCTGACGAATCAATCAATTTGATAAGTTGAATTGCTCGGTTAAATTTCTTTTGTTGGAGTATACCATCAGAATTAACATATTGCATAATTAATTGAATACATTTATCATTTGAATACTTCTTAACCAAGAATTTAGCATATTTAATCATCTTTTCAAGAGCAACTCGAGATTGTACAATACATAATTTTGGTGTTGCAAATGTATCAAAAGTAATCTGTACATAATCTGTAATACTTCTATCTTCGATAATTAATTCTGTATCAGATATATTCTTACTTATCCATTCCATTACGTTATTATATTCTAACCCATAATCATTTGTATAAGTATTTTTATTAATTAAATCGATAAATGTACCAATCATAAGTGAATGTTTGCGTATCTTCTCGGCTTTGGCAGAATCTAAACCAATACGTTTAAGTTGTTCTTGTTCATTTTCAGATAAACCATCAAATTCAGTAGATATTTTTATTTCGTAACCATAACTATATAATACTCTTGCTATTTTAGTTGGATGCTGCATTACTTCGTTATATTTATCTTCGAAATTGATAAGTTCATATTCTTCTGGATTAAACTGTATTTTACCGTTGAACAGAGTAAATCCCGGAGTTGATACGTTTCCTAATATCGGGTCGTATTGAGCAATAAATTCATTCTTAGCATTTGCGATTTCTTTATCATCAACAAATTTAATTTTTTCATCATCTGTTACTTGTAATACTAAATTTGGTTCTTGAACTAAATCTGTTTCGTTATCCATTATCGTAACACAATATATACTATAGATACCTCTTTTTCTGATACGAGCATTAAATTGTTCTATTTCGTAACCAGAAAATTTACCTAAATATATTGATGCAAAATCATACTTATCTTCTATATCAACACCAACTGAAAGATAATTAGTACAGAATACAATCTCGTAATCAGCAATAGTTGCTTTTTCATTAATTAATCGACATATTTCTTGGTCAGTATTTGAACGTTTGTAATAACCATATTTAACAGTTCTACCCAATAAGAATTCTATCATACCAATCAATTTTTCAGTATATATCTCTCCTTTATTAGTGGGAATCAAAATTCTGTAACCTTTCTCGATTAAATCTTTCGTTTTTGATGCTAATCGAGTTATACCATCTAAATTATCATCACATAACAAAAATTCCATAGTTTTATTATGTGGTTTTTTATACACTGATATAAAGTTACCCACATTTTTGAAAAAGAATTCTTCGCCTGTTAAAGTACCTGACATTAATACCAGTTTAGATGCGAATTGGTTAGTTGACGAAATATAATATAATTCTTTTATTTTCTTTAATGCTGATGAGGTTGCTTCAATACGATATTGAGAAGTAAATAATAAGTGTGATTCGTCGATAAATACATAATCAAACATATTGGAAATTTTATCCATATTAGCTTTGGAAAACTTATCGAATGTTGTTACTGCATTTATACCATACTCTAAATCTCTGATATTTTTATTACCATAAAATACATCAAAATCATTTATTATTGTTTCATCATTTTCTATTTTATTTTTGATAACAGATATATAAGGTAAAACCAATAACACACGTTTACCAGATTTTGCTATCATCTTACAAAATTCCGTTTTGCCACTGCCTGCAGGTACGTCCAAAATATTTATTTTTTCATGAGTTATTTGACCAATAATTTCATCAAAATAACTACCTAAATATTTACCATCAGTTATTGTATGTGTATATTCCCTATTTTCACATTTGATGGCAGTTAACATACAATCTCGTAAGTATGCTTTCTCTTCATTAAGCATTGGTGTTAATATCTCTTCTGAAATATTATTTTTTAATACACCACATTTTGTTAATATTTCCAGACCAACTTTGGACGGTACTTTTTGATTAGATATGGCACAAGCATAGAAAGCATTGATTTCGTTCTCATTTTTACATTTGACACTATCGAGAATTGTATGTGCTATTTGTAAACCAGCTTTACCAAATAATGGTGCTAAAGTATTACAAACATTATAACGAGTAAAATAATTTATTTGATTTCTAGGTAATATTGTTACTTCCTGTAAATCAATATTTGTCTTTACATATTGTGATAAATCAACATCATCTAAATTTACTTTATTTATGTTATCATTAGCTATTTGACGAAGTTCTGTATCAATTCTATCGATAAATCTATTAAATTCATGATTTCTCAATAATACTCGTTCAATAGTTGGTTGATATTCGCTACCATCTAATGTTTGTGATAAAGATAATGCTGGATGTAAATCAACAAAATTATGATTTATGTAAGGATTAGGGTCGTATGATAATTTAATACCAGTAGTGATTCGAGCAGTAGTATTATCTAAATAAACATTATCTAATTGTGTTTTAGAGTTTGGAAATTCCAATATACCTTTTTCTCTTGATAATCTTTGTAATAAATCATTTATGTTTGATTGTTTCGTAAAGTAATTAACGAAATACCAATATTTTGATATTGCTTCATTATCTTGTGCTTTACTGTAAATATGATGTGGTGGTGCTACTTTTGTGTAGATGTGGAGACCTTTACCTGATGACGATTTAACTATCCATAAAAACCAATGGAACTGTCTCAATTCTTCAAATATACGTTTCTTAAGTGTTTCGATATTACCACCATCAGCAATCCACTCTTTTAAATCTATATCATATATTTGTAGTCCATTCCAAGAATAATAATGTTCTTTAGATGGACGTATAGGTTCATAAGTACAGTAAAATTGATGTCTCAGAGATTTTTCAATAGATGCATTTTCAGGATTTATTATTTCCAACAATAATTCACCTAATGTTCTTGTACGATATAATTTTTTTAACGAAAGGTTATTGACGTATGAATTATCAAGTAAACATACCTTATTATTTGTTATAAAATCTTTTGATAACAATTTAATCAATAGTTCATTTCTGATAATTCTCTTCTCGAAGACTAATCGAGCTTTCTCATTATCTGTAGTATTTTCATTAAGGATATAATTTGCTATATTTGGTATGTTTATATTACCTGTAAAATTTATATTCTTTATGATATAATCAGCTAATTGGTAAGATACATCAACATTTGTATCATATCCAAAATTTGAAAATATCCAATAGTCTTCTGTATTTTCGTTTATATTGTACATTTTCTGCATCTTGAAAACCATATCAAGACACTTTATCAAATAATCTTTTTCTACATATTCTGTTATAATTTCTTCATCATCGTCTTCATTAGCAAATTTAGATTTCAAAGCTTGATTGAATATTGTTTCTTTCAAACGAACATATTTATATTGTAAATCCAAATGTTTAGTAGATTTAATTATCAAATATTCATAAGATGGGAAGTTGGAATTAACTTGTAACTCCAACTTCTCAACTTCCGCAGATTCTAAAGATAAATCGTTTAATGATTCTATTTGGTTTCTAAAATCATTTAATCTATTTTTTTCGTTTGTTATCAGTATTCTTTCATTCTTTTCATATAATTTGGAATCTGATGATTGATTAACTTCGTTGATTAAATCAATAATCTCTTCTTTGGTTATTTTTCTATCATTTTTTCTTTCGAACTCTTTTCTTGCTTTTGAAATCTTTTTCTTATTGTATTTTAAAACAGATTCTTTCACAAGTTCATCAATATTTTCTTTATCTTTATTTATCTCTACTGCGGTTATTTCCATAATTATCTATTTAATCCATTTTTTATATCGTTTCTATACTCCCAACATAGGAGAACAACAATAAGTGTCCAAGTTATGATATTTATATCTACCATAACATTTTTGACTTCAATAGGTAATTTATCAGCTAATTCAACTATTTCCATTCGTATTTTGATTTTAATAATTCGTAGTTTTCTTGATTATCAACATAAATATTCATACAAGAATTTGGTATTATTTCGTAATTAAATTTAATCGTTTCAAATTCTTTAAAGTAATGTTTCAAAGGTTTTTCGTATATTAAATCCAAATGTTCTTTAGTTGGAGGATTATTAGGGTGAAATTGATGAATATTAACAGTACTTTTTAATTTGAAATATTTAGATTTATCAGATTTTAGATAAACATATACAAAAGTTATCATAATATATTATAAATTTATGGGATTAATACTCCTTTTTCTATGATTTGTTCTGAATTTCCGAAAGATTCAATTAACTGTACAATATTATAATGTAAGTAACCATCTTTAACAAGTTTCTTATATAACTTATCAGATTCAACAATATTTAAATCGAAAGTTAAATAACTATCATTGTTTAATGCTGGTATATTATAAACTACAGATGAATCATCAGAAAACACTATTAACGAATATGATTTATTTTCTTCTCGAACTAAATTTTTGAATCCAATAATCTTTCTTTCATATTTTATTTTTCGGTCAGTAACCATTTCAACATACTTGTGAACAACTAATTCCGTATATCTTTCTATTGTTTTCGTTTCAATAATATTGTTATTGATTATATCATTATCGTTTACTTGAATATTTATTGGTTGAAAACGAGTTGAAATTAATCTATCGAAAATACTATTATCCAATATTTGTTTTATGTCAGGAAATAATTTAGAAGTCCTTCGAATCAACCTAAACATATTATTGATAACATAAGTTGTTTCCAATATAATCTCTATATCATTATTATCATCAAACATTTCAGTAGTAACATACGGTACAATAGATACAGGACCAAAAGGATTATCATAATTTTGATAAATATTTGTTTTATAATTTTCTGTATTTTGATTACCGACAGATACTTTATGTATTACATCAAATGAATGTACATTGTCAGCATCAAGTTGTAGATAATCTATCAAAGCTTGTTGTATGGTAATATTTGAATCAGTATGATATGGTTTGATTATGAAATACGAACCTTTCTTTTCAATATTGGTTTGGATTGTATTAGGTAATAATTTTTCGTATATAATAGGTTCCAATGTATCTTTTATTTCACCATATTTATATATCAAACCAAAACTATTATTGTTTATATCTGTCTCAATATCCTGATATGTTAACGGAATTACTGATATAAATAAATTTTTATCTGATATATTTTGTACAATAGGAAATAAAAAGGTATATTGAACAGTCCAGAAATCACCTGATAATTTCAATCTACTTTGTTCAGCGGTAAATCTAAATGATTCAATAGGGACAATTTGATTATAAAATATATGAGTATTTTCACCAATCAATGTAATTAAGAAAGCAAATATACCTTGTGTTTTAAAACCTTGTCGAAGTAATATAGTTGCTTCTTGATATTTGTAATCAGAAATACCATAATTGTTTTTAATATCAAATAATTCTTTATTGAATAAATGATTAATTCTACCTGATTTAATTTCAGAACCGTCTACAGATGATGGATATGGTTTTGCAGATTCAGACCAAACCCAATTCTTCAACAATATATCTGTATTTTCTACAAATTGTTGATTAATCTTTTTAAATGGTTTTAATTCGTTTTTTGGAACTATCTGAAGTAAAATATCTTCAGATAGTCTCATGATTTTTTCGTTCATTTTTTTAATTCAATATATCTAAAATTATTTTCTTTCGATACTTTCAATATTGTTTCGAAATCATTCAATATGTTTTTATTGCTGATTTGTTCGTCAATCAAACATTCTTCGATTTCATCTATATCAAATGTTACAGTATTTTCAAATTCACCTAATTTCTTACAATTATTCATCACAAAAGCATAAAAATCATCTGATACTGCCGGATTATATAATATAAATTTGAGAGGTGTATTTAATATTTGTAGATTATCTTCCATAATTATTATGATTTAATCTTTTTAATTGAATTAACATATTTTTCTCTGAATTCAAACAATTCCTTTAGATACATATCTGTTTCAGATGTCTTTTGAGTGTATTCTAATAGTTCTTTTGTATCATCTAATTCGTCCATTAACTTTTGAATTTCTTCTTTTGTTAATTTCTGAACATTTAATTTCAAACCATTAAACGTTAACCCTAATTTTAACATATCTTGTTTAACATCTGAAATCGGACGTTTGAAAATAATTAATTTTTCGTTAATAACTAATTCAATAAATTTAACCAAATCTTCTAATTCAGTTATTTTATCTTTTAATTGTTGAACTAGTTTTTTCTTCCTAATAGCATATATATCTAATCGACGTTTACAGAAGTTATCTATTAAATCAAATGGTGTTTCAGAAAATAATATATTACCATTTAAATCAATAGTGTTTAATTGTAAATCTGGTACTTTTGTAAACAACTTAAGTGATTTGAAGAAATTAAACTTATCATCTTCAAAACGTTTCTTAAGTTTACCATAAGGAAATTTAATACGAATATCAAACTCACCTTTTGTGGTGTAATCTTCAAAATCAAGTATATAAAACCTATCTTTTAAAGATTGTAAATGTTCTATGTATTTACGATGAATTACATTATAAGGTAAATCTTTGATAATTACTGTATCCTTATCAAAGTTGATTTCGTATTCCCCAATATTATAATAACAGTTTTTGTTACCATTATATAAGAAATTCTTATCTTTTATACCTTTAATTTCCGGACGTAATGTATTCGTTAATGATAAAGTATCATCATTTGAAGAACCATTAATCAAATATCTAACAACAGCATTAATTATATCATTAATATTGTGTTGGAATGTACGATAAGAGAAACCAAATCCCGGTGAATTTGTGGTATTTAACAAAATCAAAGGTATAATAGGATAAAAACATTCTGGTTCATTTTCATTACCTTCATCTTTTGTTAATTTCCATAATGATTCATCAGTTTTATATATATCTAAATTTTGAGATATTTTAACTGACAAATAACGAGCAGCAGTATCAACTTCATTATTTCTAAGTGAAGGTGTCTGACCTATTATTTCAAGTGGTGGAAATTTTAAAACATGTTCAGCTCCCAATTGTTCTGAAGTACCTTTCAAACTTTTGTCGCCATGTAAATATTCGAGTTTCATTGAATCCCCTAAAAGACTGGTGAGTTTAGCTTTCTTACCATTTTTGATTGTACCTGTCATAGCAGCATAAACTATCTTTCTTGCTCCGATTCTTAAACCGTCCATAATAGATGGTAATGCTCTGGTCTCTATAACATATTTAGCGAAATCTTTTACCTGAGTATTTAAGAAATCATCAGTTGATATTCTTTGTATTATTTTTGTTGCTCCCATTGTTTTAGTATTTTTATTATCAATATTATTTCGTTAATATATATTTTCTCATTATTCTTTCAGCATCAGCTTTTTTCTCACTGTTTGTTAAATCATTACCCAATACTTTATATAATTCGTAAAATTCTATCAATAAAGTACTATCAGGTTTTTGACTAAAATTTTCTAAATACAGAATATGATTAATTTTTTCTACCAAATTTTCAACTGTTTTCATTTTTTCTCCTTAAATTTTTCACATATTTGTTTAATTATGTTTTTATTGAAATCTAAATAACTCTCACATTCTATATTTATATCTATACCAAATTTTTCTAAATCTGATATTTTGTATGCTGGTATTGCTGATTTCAAACATTTACCCTTAATTATTGTTATTATTAATTTTCCACTATCTCGTATATATTGATGTTTATAGGTTGAATTAGAAATTCCATATTCATCAAGTAATTTACAAATTTCAAAACTAGTTATATGAGTTTTATCAATTTTAATTGTTTGTATTTTCTGCTCCATTTGTATCTTCTAATAATATTTGTTTTCTCATTTCGGTATCTTTATCAAACCATATTTTTATAGTTTCTTTATATGATTTACCTAATTCGAACTGTATTAATTTTTGATTATTAATCATTTCATCATATTCCTCATCTGTTAAACTACCAAGACCTTTAAAGTAATGTATTTCGTAACCTTTAAGTAAACCATCTTTCATATCTTTCTCAAAATCTTTTAAATCATAATAATTTATCGATTTTTTATCTTTCTTAGCTGATATGATTGGTGAAATCAATCTTGTTAATTTACCTGATTTTATTATTTCTGGAAAGTATGTAGCAAAGAAAGTTATCAAAAGGCCTGCGATATGCGAACCATCTACGTCCATATCACTTGCGATTGAGATTTTATCAAACGGACAATTTTTGATATTTCCATTAGGGTCATCAAATTGGAGTTTCAAACAAGCAATTAATTCTCGAATCTCTTGATTTTCAAGTAATTTTTCTCTCGTAAGATTTAATGAGTTCAAAATTTTACCTCTTAAAAGATATGCTTCATGTTTTTGAGGATTCCTAAATTTACGAAAACCTTCAGATGCTGAAGTACCTTCAAATATAAATAACTGTTTATCTTTAGCATTTTTATTTGCACAAGCAATTAGTTTATTTGATTTCGTACCTTTAATGAGAGCATTTAATTTACGAGTTTGTTTCTTTAATTCAGCAGCATATTTTACTGTATAGTAATCTTCCAAATCTTGTAAGATTTGACTATTCGAAAGCTCTTTGATAAATTGCTTTGATAAACGTAATTTATCTGTTGATAATTTAACTGTTAGATTTGTTTTAGTTTGAGAATCATAGTTTGGATTTGCTATTGAAACATTACAGAATATAGTTATTTTCGATTTAATATCTTTTTCTGTAATCAATTCAATATTTTTAGATTTCAAATCATCTAATAATTGTACTGATATTTGTTTATAGATTTTATCGATGTGTGTACCTTTTGAACAAACAGCACCATTTACAAAACCAAAACTATCAAAACCTATATTTCTACATACAATAAATTCGTCAGTACCATATTGATGTAGTATCTGTATTTTTTCTAAATCTTCTTTGGAGAAGTGTAATTTAACAAATTCATCAAAATTATGAAATTGCCATACTGAATTTAGTGGATAATTACCTTCAGAATCTTGAAAACCACATTCGAAAGTTACTTTCAAACCTAAATTAGCAGCGGCGGCATCAATACATCTTTTCTGTATTAATCTAAAGAAATGTAAATCTATTTCTTCTCTTTCGAATCTTGATAATTCAATATTGAAAGTAAATTGAGTATAATGTTCTCCATTTTTAGCTGTTTCAACTACTTCACTTTCAACATTTTGCATATTATTTGTCCAAACTGTAGTGATTTTATTTTTACCATCAGCTGTTTGACATTCAAATCTCGAAGAAAATATGTTTGCAATCTTACAACCAATACCATTCAAACCAACACCGGTTCTTTCCAATTCTTGATTGTAGTTGCCAGAAGTCCTAAGTTGTCCAAATAAAAATCTAGAAAGATACATTCCAGATGTCTTATGAATCTGAACAGGAATACCACCATTATCTCTAATAATTACTTTACCATCTGTACCGATGAAAACATAAATTTCATCAATATCAAATAATCTTGTTTTTCTTCTTCTTTCGTCAATACTGTTACTTAATACTTCATCAACAATTTTTGTTAAACCTGCTGAATACATAACATTTTCAACAGGAATTATACGATTTTCTGATGGTTTATAAAGATTTGTGGTAATAGGTTCATTCCATATATTCCCTATATACATACCACTTCTGGAAAGTATATGTTCCACTTCTGACATACTTCCAAATCTTTCTTCAATTGTAAATTCTTTTTGTAATTCGTTACTCATAAATTATATCATTATTTTCTGTTAATGTTATTTCCTTATCAAATATTGAAATAGTTCTTTCAGTGAAATATTCCCATATTGTACATTCAAAAATAAATGTAATATTGTTATTTGTGTTATTTATGGTTAAGTTTTTTATTTGAAATTTAATATCTTCGTAATTTTTTAGATAATTTTCTAAATCAATTAACTTAGGAAATATTTTAAATCGTTGTTCTTTACATCTTCTAATAAGATTTTCTTTGTATTTATCTATTTGTTTTGTGATTTCTTCTTGTTCTTTAATGAGTTGGTATAAACTTTTTTCCATTTTCTTATATATTTAAATTAATATTTATTATATATCGTAAATATGACCAAACATAAAACGAAAGATAAGCTCGATTTGACTTTGAATCAAATCGAGCTTGAAAATAAAAGTAAAAAGTAATAATTAATTGTTAAAATGATGTTATACCAAATATTTTCATTGTTTTATTAACACCATAATATTCTTCAGAAGTAATTTGTCTGATTTCATCTGATTTTATATTATAATGATAATATTTGCAACCCCAAGGACACCAATTATTTTCATCATAAACAGAATTTGCCAATATAGTTATATCAAATGTTATGAAATCTGAATTTATTTCTTTCATTTTTGTTTGATATTTAATTTTATAACCATCAGCTCTTCGTTTTTTAATATCCATTAACTCTTCTTTGAAATCTTCTCCTAAATTAAATTTGAAATATAATTCATTTTTGATGTCTTTTTCCTCTTTTTGATATTTTATTCGAAGATTTTTCCATTCTTCTAAATATTTATGATATTGGTTGATATGGTCTGTTATTGAAATATTCATCTTTAGTTATTTGTTTAATTTCTTCAGTTTTTGTATCCATTACATAATATCCGGTTTGTTCAGTTTCATAAAAATCATAAACCATTCTATAAACATCGAAATAAATTTCAAATTTAATATATTCTGTATTATAAAATCCAAAACGTACACTAAATTTATGTTCTCTATCTTTGTAAAAATCATATTTTTCTTTGAAATATTCTGATTTTTCAGGATTTACTCGAGATAATAATTCTTCTCTTAATTCATTAAGAAGTTTCAATCTGAATTGATTATCTTCTTCCAATTTCTTTTCGAGATGTTTTATATCTGAAACTCTATCTAAAATTTTTATTATCATATATTAAGTATTTTTATTTTGTATTTTATTTGAAAATATTTTTTCCAAAATTCAATTTTCTCATCTTTCTTAGATACTTTAATTTTATCAATAAATTTCTGAAGTTTTTCAACAGTTAAAAATTCTCTTTCCATAAAATTACCCATTCATCAGAATTATTTTTATTTTCAATATAACTTAAATAATCATACTCACAATAAGTTTGATTTTCGTAGTTTATACGAAATAATCTTGTTTCCTGTGTATTTTCAAGATAATATGTAAATAAAATACAGGTATCACATTCATTTATAAAATTTATGAAAAATGTATTTTCTTCCTCTTTATTTGGAAAATAATCTTCAGGATTGAAAAGTTTAAGAATTTCACATCTAACTTTATCACCTGTTTTATTCAAAAGATTTCGTAAATCATCAAAATCTCTTTTGTGTTCTTTTAATTTGTTAACATTAAATTTTTCCATATATTATTTAATTATTTGATTATATTACTTATTGGAATTTCCATATTTTCCATAACATCTCCATTAAGATAAAATACCACATATTTATCTTCATTGAACAATATTCTTAAATGAGTGATTTCTATATTATCATTATTCTTATGTTGTTTCACATAATCATAAATTTTATTATAAATTGTAGTATCAGAAAATAATTCTCTTTTAAATTCATAGTTTATTAACTTTAGAATTTCCAAAGGGTCACCAGCATAATTTATTTCTGTTGTTTCTGTTTCCATATTATTTTTATATTTATAATTTATCCCAACCAAGTACTTCCCTTAAAATTATTGTATAACCATCATTACCACCATAAAAATATGCTTTATTTTCTCGATTGTAATGTTTGTTTAAAATATCTTCAAAAGACGTTTGAAGAATATCTCCTAATTTATCTAATTCATTAGTAGACATATCAGAAATTGAAATCATTTTCTTAGAATTTCTGGTTGATAATTTCAATTTAAAATCATAATATATGAATCCCATACTTAACCAATAACCATAACTTGCACCACCTCTTGCAGCATTTATATCATAAGGATTTGGATTTTCATATCTTAACTTAAAATATATGAAATTCCATTTAGCTCCAGATGATGGTAATGCTTTTATTTCTTCGTAATATGGTTCCAACAATTCATTTATTGAATCAATATATTGTTGAAATGTTTGTTTCTTAAAGATTTCAAATTCTTTCTTTGTAATCTTGTATTTGTTTAAATCATTGAAATGTACAATACTCATAAAATTTACTATTTTTAAATTAATATAATAATTTTATCGTAAATATACACCAGATATAGATTGATTACATATATATTTTACTTTTAGGTTTATGTTTGTCTAATTCTTCTTGATGATTCCTAATATACCAACCATTATTGTTATATTCTTGTGGTTTCTGTTCTTCCATCAAAACAGTTAATTCCTCATAAGTTCTTACATTATTATCATATAATAACTTTAATTGGTAAAAACAGTTATCTAAAAATGATTTAGCATAAATATTCATTGTATAAACAAAATATGCTGTAGTAATATCAGCCATTACTAAATCATCATGTCCAAATTGACTTTGATATGAATTATTTGTTTTGTTTTTACCGAAATTAAGTACTTGTTCAACAGATTGATAATGAGTTAAATCGAAAATATTATCATTCATAAGTGTTCTGAAAGCATTTACACCTACCAATTTATTTTCTTTATTCCATCTAATACCTATTTCATATTTATCATCATAAGCAATATTATCTTCAGTTCTGTTTTGACGAATAAATTTAGCTAAACAAATGTTATCGAAATATTTATAATTGTTATCATATTTATATAGATTAGATATTTGATTAGTGAATTCACCACCATAATTATTGTTTTCAATTACAACTCGAACTTTATTTATATTGAAATGTTTGAGTATATCTAACAATAATGTTGCAAAATCAACTACAGATATTTCATTATTACTAAATACTCCCATTAAATTATATTCCAGACGTTTATGTGTTGGATTATAAGTTATTTTACGGAATTTCATAATGCTGAAATCTTGTCCAAGTCCTTCAGCAATATCTATACCAATTAAGAAATAATCTTCTTTTAAATTATAATCAATTACATCTTTCGAAATAGTCATTACATCATATTTCTTTAATATACTATCGTTATCATAAGACCATTTATTTTCAAAAGCTAATTGATTATCCCGTAATTCTTTTTGTTTAGTTACATTAAATATTGATGTTAAGTTGGTATCGAATGAACATTCAAATCCCATTAACCAACCTGTTAAACCAATATTTTTTATAGTATCTTCTTTGAATTTTTCATCTCGATTAGGTACATCATACCAATATACTTTATTTGTAACGAAATTATTTGTTTTGTTTACTGCACCTATCCATAATTCGTAGAATAAATTTCGTCCATTAGGTGTAGAAGCAATAATACATTTCGATTGAGGGTTGTTAACCAAAGCAGGATAAATGTTAATCCAGAATTTCTGTGCTATTGTTGTTGGAATATAAGCGAACTCATCAATAAAAAGTAAATCAAGTGAGAAACCTTGTACAACAGATTCAGAAGCAACACCAATTGATAATCTACAACCATTATCTAATATAAATCCTTTGGAAGTAAATTTTACAAATCCCGGTTGGAGAAAGAATGGCAAAGCAGAGAAAGCCATCTTAATTTTCGAAAGAATTTCGTTTACAACCATTTCAGATTGTGCAACAACAACTATATCTTTGTCGTAATTTGAAATACAAAAATGTACGATTTCAACAATAGTTGTTGTTGTTTTACCTGATTGTCGAGGATAAAGTACTATATTCCATCTATTATCAATATAAGATTTCAATAATTTTTCTTGATAACCCCTTAATTTAATCTGTTGCCAACCTTTCTCGGCGTCTTTCAAATTTATAAAGTTATTTAACTACGAAGCCATGCTTTTGGCGTAACTTTGTTTAAGACTCTGCGCTCACGTATAATAGCCGCAGACTTTGCTCTTATGCGTCGTTAATTTCTAACAGACTTTGCAAGCTTGTAGCTTACGTCGGCGCCGAGTTTAAATTTAACATCGCCTGTCGCATTTATCGCTTGCGATTAGTTAGATTAGCTTCCGATTTACGCGTAGCTTCTTGCGTTAGGACCGTCTCGTCCGACTTTAGCGCCTAGGCGTTAAATTTGCCGATTTTATCTATCTTCGCGTGATTTTTTATTGGCTTTATAAGCGCTTGCTGAGCTTTTGCTTTCGCCGACCGGCACCGGGTGTGGATATTTG